TAACTGCGTGCCGTCTTCTTTGATGCGGTTCGTGCAGCAACAATGAATCGGCCAAACCGTCACTGGCGGGTATTCCTTACCGCATTCATTGCAGGTGATCAATTTGTGATCTCCGCAAGAATCGTTGCTCCTGCGTCGTCGGTATAGCCGCCCGTCGCTACGGTCTCGCCGCAATAGGTTCCACCGTCACAAGCTTTGTAAAGCCCTGGTGCGCCGCTCGTGTCGCAATACCTGACGACAAACTGCCCGTCAGAGCAGGGGGCACCGTCAGCGTTTTCTGTGCCGGCGCTCACGGTCGCATCGAAATCGTTTTCACACGCAAGTTCTTGGCAAGCGTCAACGCTAAATGTCGTTTCGTAGTTCGTTTCCTCTGGCTTCATTCCGGCACCAATGGAAAAGAACGTTGGGCCGTCTTTGAAAATCGTGATTGCAAAATAAGCCGTTTCAATTCCTGACAATGTACTAACTACATCGCAGTCGCCGTCGTAGGTCACTTCCTCCCATTCCCTTGAAACTTCAAATAGAGCAATCGTTGGCGAAATCGGATACGCCTCTTCATCGACGCAATTCTCTGGCGTCGTATCGATGTCAAAAAAATGCGTTCCGTTGATGTCGTCTAATCCTGTGAATGTACTTGTCGCTATGGTCCCGCCCGACGCTTCTACCTTGCCGCTTTTCCATGTGTAGCTTGACTTCAAACCGCTGATCGTAACCTTGATCCGCGTAAACTTTGGATACAGCTCGCCGTTTTCGCATTCGCACTGACAGCACGGGCAACCCGGTTTGTTTTTGGCATTGATCGGCATTAAGAGCAGTCCTCAAAGTCGATTACCCATTTGCCGGTAGCGTATTCCTTTTTGGCTAAGCCGTACTTACTTGCGCCGACTGCGAATATCGAGATGTTAAACACGTCGATATTGTTGCCAGTGTCGGTTAGCGTTGTGCCAACAATTGAAAAAACGTCACAAGATGCGGAACTGACTGTTGTGCCACTGCGGGCCGCAATTCCGCCGGCCGGTGTTTTAATGATAACGCCGTGCTCGCCGCCACCACCGCCAGCACTTGCCGCATACCTAACAAGCCCGCAATCATATTCGGTATCGTAGCCAAGAAAAATAAACGGCCCGGTGCCGTCTTCCAGTTCCCACGATGACGCCTTCGCCTTGAGCGTCTCGCCTAGCGTTCGCCCTGCTTCGACCTTGGCCTGCAATATGCCGTACTTGTATCCTGATCCAACGTTTGGAAGATCGCCGCCGGATGCTGCTACCGCTTGCGGCCCGTTGATCAGCGTCTCAAACGTCGACGAATTGGGCTTGTTTACCGTCAAAACAATCTGGTCATCGAGCATCGCAACGCCCGTAACCCGCATCGCCGCAAATGCTGGGATCTCTTCGCCGCTGTCATTGCGAAAGCTCACTGTATCAAACGCCGATTGGTTTGACATGATCCGCGGTCGTGGCGTGCCGGATAGCTGCGACTTGACGTAGCCCCAAACGACCCGCCACTGCTCCGGCGTGATTGACGCTAGTTCCATTATGCCGGTGCGACCACTTTGTAGAGCGTGACCAGTGCGTTCGTGCTTGCCGCTGTCGATTTGATATATGTGCTTGCAAGCGTATCAAGCCGCGGCAAAATCGCACGCTCGCCTGCGGGGATGTCCAGCAGCGGGTAGTAGGTCGCTGAGACAACCACGCCAAGCGAAAGCGTTGCGCTCGCCGATTTGTTTTCGACCATGCAAGCCACGTCGTCGGTTTGATCGCCAGCGGTTAGCAGTTCGTGCGATGTCCCGACGATCTGCGTTACCTGAGCATGTATCGCCGATGTCGTCGTGATCGATGTCGTTTTCGATGACACCGAAGGCGGCGACGGCGTGCCCTCGTCTAAGTATTCGATGCGGGTTGTGATGCGGATTGTGTTAGCCATTAAAGTAGCCCTAGTGCGGAGTAGCTTTTTGGAAAGTAGAGCGGGCGAAGCATGAAGACTGCTAGATTTGGATCGCTTTCAACGGTGCCATCTGCTTTCAAAAGCGTTGGCGTCGATTTCTTTTGGCCCGTTCCGTCAAGGATCGGAACCAAGGATTTGTAGGTTATCGTCGGCAGCGGTTCGTCGCTGTCGATCGGTGTCGGAAGCGGAACGGATGTCGAGATAAATTGATAGAAGCCTTCGTGGCGATAACGGGCGTACCAAGCGAACTCATCATCTACCAAATACCCGCGACGAAATAGGAACGTCGCCGTAACGTTCCAAAAGCCGGGATCGTCTGCATCGTCGCTACTGAATGCGTTTTGAGCACTGACCGCCCTGAGCCTTCCGGTGCCTGGAGGAAAGCCAGCGAATGAATCGGCGTTGACCGTCCAGTTAATGTACTCCGACCAAAACGAAGCGTCGAAGGTTTCGAATCGTCGCGTTATGGTTAGCTGCTGATCTGAGATGTCGCGGGTGATCCCCGTCACCGGCTCGCCCGTCGCCATCATTAGCGGTCGCCCGTAGATGTCCCTGTCGATCTCTTCGTCAGTTGCAACGCTTGACCACGAAAGCGACGGCCGCGAAATCTCGGGATCTTCTAGTCCCTCGTAACCGACTTCGATTTGGTAGAAGATCGGCGACAACCTGCTAACCGTAATCGACTTCGCGCGATACCGATTATCGCCGCCGTAATAGTCGCCGATCTTCGGCGTGATGCCTGACTGCCGGACTACTGCGGGATCGTCGTTAATCGGATCGCTGACCGTGACCTGATACGCGGCTGTGTATGCGATGACGCTATCGGATGGCGTAGCCTTAGCCGAGGTGACTGTAGCACCGTGGCGGGACCACATTTCGGTTATGTCTTGTACGCTCATTGTAAAGCCGGTGCCAATTTCGGTGAGCTTGCTAGTGCCGAATTAATTGCGGCATTGTTTTCCTGTGCAATCCTCTGTGCCGATTCCGCTGCCATTGCTTGAGCAGATGCGGCTAGCCCGACGTCGCGAGTCGTGTCGATGAGCTTTCGCAATAGGTCGGGAATATCGCTGCCGGGTCCGCGGCTCAACAGCCTGCCGGATGTCGCTTGCAGTGCCCCGCCGCCACCGCCACCGCCACCACCACCGCCAAGCATTTCCGAAACCGCGTCGCTTGCCTTTTTGTCTTGAGCGGAACCGCCGCCGGCGAGTGACAATGTCGCTTTGCTGACGTTCGCCACCGCTTCCTCAGTGCCGATCAGTCGACCGCTTAGCTTCTTATTGAACTCATCGCCGATCTTGCTACCGAGACTGCCAAGCCTTTCGGTCAGTTCTTTTTCGCGATCCGTCATCGCCCTTGCTGCGATCTCTGGTAGTTCGTCCGCCGTCGCCTTGAATCCCTCAAGCAGACTCCCCGCAGCAAGCTTGCCGATGTCCTCTGATAGCTTGTCAAAGCCGCCTGACATGCCGGACGAAACAAATTCCCATATACGTGAAAGTATCGACGCGATCTTAGTTCCAAGGTTGCTTGCGATCGTCACCGTCGCATTGAAAGCGTCTGCCATTAGCTTCGTAAAATTCTCAGTAAACCAAGACGCATAGGCAGGGATCTGCACGGTTAATGCGTGCTTTATCGTCTCAACTAGCCTCTCAAATTGCAATTGAGCAGACGCAACCATCATTTCGATCACGGTGCCGAAATTGCCGATAACGACTTCCCAAAAAGTGAATGAGGTTATCGCACTATTGACCATGAAGACAACGAACTTGCGAAACGACTCAAGCCATCCTTGTGCCGATTCGATAATTGGCCCCATCGCTGCGATAGCTGGGATGATCGCTTCTGTAATCTTATCCGCAGCAAACCCAATCCCATCGAAAGCAAGCTTGCGAAACGGACTAATCGCTTCGCCTATCTTTTCCATCATGTTGCCGACGCGGTTGCTCATTCGCTCATAAGCACCCGCAGCCCCATCGGCTTGTCCTGTCTTTTGTTCTAAGCCTTTGTTCGCCAGCGACATTACCGCGGCCAATCGCTCCTCGTCCGTTGCCATGCCTTTGAGCGACGGGATAAGCTTGTTGAAAGAACTGAAGTTGCCCTCTGTCGCTAGTCGTGCCTTTTTCAATCCATCTTCGAGACTAACGCCCATCGCCTCTGACAGCCCAATAGCGGTCTTAGCGACTTCGCCTAGTTGATCATTTTGCACGCCAAGCATCGCTGCCGATTTCATTAACTCGGCAGTCGTTTCCGCTTCAACGTTCGTTGTTCGCTCAAGGGCATCGGATAGGGACATTTGCTTAGCGACTTGTTCGTCGGTCGCTCCGCCGTTTAGCTCCATTGCTTTTGATAACGCCCGCTGTGCCTCCGTTGCTTTATCGAAGTCCGCGACGCCCTGGCCGACTAGCCCAGCGAGATTAGAAATGCCACGCGATACCAAATTGATCGAAGCATTAACCGCAGCGAATCCGCCAGCCGCTTTGACGATTTGGCCGAATGACAATTCGAGACGCGAAAGCCCATTCGTCGCCGATGCAATCGCTTTGCCGGTGTCGTCCTTGCCGCCGATGCGAAACTCAACGTCTGCCACGATTTCGCTCTCGCTTTATTTGCTCATCTTCAATTCGTCGCTCTTCGCTTCGTAAAATCGACCGCAGTTCAAACCACCACGCCGACTGATCAAGTAGCCCGCCGCTCTGTGGTAGCACGCCATCCGTACAACTTCCCGCGATGTTAACTTGGTCAATCATTTCCTGACCGACAAACACTGCCGGGCACTGTGTCAATTTCCAAAATCCACTGTCGCACCGTTTGCAACCATCGCCGCCACACGAGGGACACTCGAGTTCGGCGTACTGGTCTCGATTGAATATCTCGGCACATCGCCCACGACATGATTTGCAGAGTTCGCCGCAGCGGACGGCCGCGGCGACTCGGATTTTTTTAGGTCGTCGCCGTCCGCGGTAAACGTTTCAACAATTGAATCGATCACCTCTCGAATCTCGTTCAGCGTCAGCACATCGACCAAAGCTTCGCGGCTGTACTCTTGGCCGAAATTTTCCCAGCCCGATAGGCAAATCTCTACCGCGTCTAGTGCGGCGTCAATCTGTTCGTCGGGATCTTTTGCCGCTTGCATCCGCTTGATTGAAGCCATCAGTTTTCGTTGGCGTCCAAGCGTAAGCACTTGCCCAATCAATCGCGGCTGCGTTGCTTTTGGCTTGTCCGCATCGCTCGCCAAAACAAAGACGATGCGGTCGGTTGTATCTAGTGATTTAGGCATTAAGGAGCGTTGTCCACAAATTGAATAGTTAGCTCTTCGTCGTTAGTCGTGCCGTTTTTGTTGCACTGCCAAACGATGTCATCGGTCACGATGTCGTTTCGATTACCTTGGTTGATCGATTGAATTTGTGCTTTGCTGGCTAGGAATATGATCGTCCCGCTGCCTGCGGTTGGAAGCTTGTACTCCAGCTCGTATTCAGTCGATCCGGTGAATAGCGAATAGCGGCCCGATAGCGTTGCCTCTGGGTCGGCGCTGATCGTCGGCTGTCGGTTCGTGACGATCGCCGAAGCGTAGCCGCTTGCGTGTGTCGTGCATTCTCGAAGCACTACGGTGTTTCCCGCATCGATAGTGCAACTCGATACGCAGATAGACACGTTGTTAAATTGGAAAGTATCGCCAGCACATCGGCTTGGCAGGTCCGTTGGGTAAGTCGGTGCAAGCAGCGACACATCCGCTTCGTCTTCCCACTTGCCGGTAAACGTCCAGTTCGCTTTGGCAAGCCCGCCCGTAGGTAGATCGAAACTCACGGTCCCCATGCAACCGCTTAGCGTGCGAGCCTTGCCATCGACGTAGCCCGCAATTGTCAACGTTCGCGGGTCCGCTGAACTCGTGCCGGGCTTGAGCGTTTTCGGTTTGAATGTGCCCGACGAATTGACGTAGCCGCAACCGGCTAACAGCACCGTCGCCCACGTTGGCAGTGATGCCCCGTCGCCGCCCCACGGCAGGTCAGTCGAAAACGTAGCAACGCCACCGCGTGCCCCCATGACCGCAGGAAGGTAATTGAATGCCCCCTGCCCTTCGCGTTGGATTGCTTCGATCTGCGGCTGAATCAGCAAGTCGTAAACGTTGTATGCCCCCTCGGCATTCGTCAGCGCTTCAGCGGTTCCGATCGTCGATTCTGCTTTGGCGGCAAACACTGTGCGGCGTCGTAATAGTGACATTTATTAGGCTCCTTTCGGTTTCGGTTTGGCTTTGTTGAATTGTGTCGCGACCCGAAACCGGATTCGCTCTTCCATCTCTTTTCGCAGTCGATCGTTGATCCGCTGCACCTGATCGGGCTCAAAGTTCTGTGCGATATAAACGCCCCAAGGTGACGCACCGTGCAGTTTCGTAATTTGTTCGCGAACCTTGCCGGCACTCTTGCCGCGTTTCATTCTTGCCATGTCGCCGGTGCGCTTAAAAACGTTGCCCTTCCAACTGATTTTTACTGCCCCTGGACGCGGCCCCATAAACGCTGATTTAACAAACGAATTTCCCTTTGATTTGCTAATCTTGTAAGTAACGCCCGCCGCGTTTTGCTTTGGCTTAAAGTGACGCAAGCTCATTCGGCCTGTTCGTTTCAATCGAACAATTGCCCCAGGCTTGCTAAACGTAGCTCTGCCTAAGACCTCTAGTCCCCTGCTTGCGTACTTAACCGCCGCTTGTGTTGTGTTAAGTTCTTTGGTTACGTCTTTCGCAATTTCGCTAACTGTCGCTTTTGCTGTCTTGTTCACAGCAACCGCAAGCTCTTTTCTTATGTCGATGCTCGTGCCGGCTATTGCCTTTTTCAATTGTTCAATTTGTCGCCGCTCGATTATGAAGTTAATCACGATCGCACGTTGTACGGGTTGCCTTCATCAATTCGGTACACAATCGAAATCGGCACATTAACGCCACCGATTCCGCCTTCGCTGACTATCGCTTCCGGGTCGATCCATTCAGCACTAATCGCAAGCTCTCCGAACGTATGCCACCGCGTAGCATCGCAAACCGTCTTCACGATGTCCGCTTCAAAGATTTCGCAGTGTTGATCAATCGGTGTATTGTCTAGTTCGCTTGGCAATACGTGGCAACGAATGTCAAACCGCTGAGCGTATGCCAATCCCTGCGGATTACCAAAGCAATCGCTCTCCGGCCGCCGCTCTCGATCGCCTTTTGTCAACACAATTTGCAAATGCCGCGGCGTGTATTGTGCAAGCCGAGTTGCCCTGACCACTTCGTAAACGTAGGTGTAATCGCTATACCCAGCCGCCAGCCTATTGAGCCTATTAAAAAGCTCATCGCCGATCCGCGTTACGACTGGGAGAGTAGCGACTATCGACATTCGAGAACGAGCATTCCGTGATCTTGTGTCGTGATCTTCAAAATAGATCGCCGCTCTGCCGGCTTGCCATCTCTTGCAGGGAATGCGATCTGATCGCCGCCTGTGTCGATTTCGTCGCTACTAATACCTAGCGTCGAATCATTGGCAACGTGTACCTCGAACATAGGTAAAACCGTCACGACGTCTTCGGTGAAGTTTGCGACTTGCTCACGCATAACCACAGCACGAATCGACCGAGGCTGCCTCTGTGTCGCACCGAAAAATCGATGCGGGTAATAGGTAACTGCCTCAGAAAATTCACCTTCCGCAAGGAATACTGCTGAGGCGTCTGCTGTGATCATGTCGCGAAGTGTCATCGCTTCGGCATTCCGATCCGTCGTTTTGGTTCTGTCTGCTCTTGCTGTGGCTTCGGTTGTCCTTCCGGCTCAAGCGTTACCCGCGTTCGCGGCTTCGACTCGCCTTCGCTGTGCTGATCAACCGAAACAATTTTGACCCTAAGGCCGCCTACCTCGACAATCTCGCCAAGGTAGGCGGTGATGCAATCGCTCATCAAACTGGCCTCTTTGAGGTGACTTCGACGTAGTCGATCAAAACCGCGTCAACGTTGGTGTCTGCGGTCTTTTGGATCTGGACGTAAAGCTGCACCGATCCAGTCGCGGCGCTCATGTCGAAGACGGTAGACGCCCCGACGCGGATGCCGTCGACGTAGAATTTCACATCCTTTTTTCCGCCAGTGAAATCGATGACGAATCGCTTGTACGTTTCGCCAAGGCTCTGTCCGGTCGCAACGTCATCTTTGTCCGTTGTGCCGTCGTCGCTTTCGACTACCAGCGAGTTCGATCCAATCAGTCGGAAGCTTGCGTGGGTGGCGAGGCTGTCGATTGTTGCGTTGCGTGCCGAACACACGCCAAACGCAAGCGAGGTTGCCGAATCAAGTGCGGTCGAATCGTTGTCAACCTTAATGCGGTACTCGACCTGCTGGAGATTGTCGATGTCCAGCCACAGCACGTCATTGTTAAACAGGCAGACGTTTTGGACCTCGCTGGTGTTGTCGAAACCTAGCTTGATTTCTCCCGTTGCGGACGGTGACACAACCGCCGTAACTGGCGTACCCGCTGCGCTCGTCTCTGCGATTGCCCACGGACTACCCTGACCCGCGGCTGCGAAAGTCTCGCCTCCGACAAAGTCGTCAGACCAAACCATTTCATTCTGAATACCGGACATTTGTTTTGTACCTTTTGAAAGTGTGATCGATACCGAAGCCCGCCGCACAATCGCAGCGGGCTATGACTCGCTAGGCTCAAGCGGCGTTGCGATAAACTCCGCGGAAGTCGATCGCCTTTACGCCGAACGTCTGCCGGATCTTGTAGTAGTAGCAATCGGTCCTCATGTCCCATTCGCTTTCGAGCACTGGCGACTCTTCGCCTTCAAGGAAGCTAACCTCGACGGTGTCGATCTGCGACGGATCGGCGACCAAGTACCAAACGCTGCTACTTGAAGCATCTAGCACCGGATCAATCACGGGGATCAGCGGACGATCGCCGCCCGGTCCGTAGATGTTCGCGACATTCGAGTTTCCGACTGCACTGCCGCCGGCACTTGGAGGTGCAAGCGATGCGAGCAATTGAAGAACGGTAGAGCTGATCGCAGCGGGACCGATCAAGTAACGCGGGGTCACGTTGATGTTGACGGCAGAGTTGAGTCCCTTCTGCGTCATCATTGCAAGATACCCTGCGTCAAGGCTGGTCGTGCTAACCACAGAAGCACCGCTACTGACGTTCGCGTGCGAAGAGTTGAACAGTGCGATGCCATCGGCCAGCGGGTCGTTTGCGGTCAGCACGCCGTAGACTGCGGCGTTAACCTTCCGCCGCATCGCCGCACCGTGCATTGCCGGCACGCGGGCCAACGCGTCAAGATCGTCGTTAACGATCGTCTCCCATGAAACGGTAAAGCTCTGGCCGTATTTCTCGACCCTGTAGCTTTCCTTCGCGTCACTCATTACCGCCTCTGGGTAAGTGTGTCGCTCAGGCACCTGCTCCGGGTTAGGGGCTTCGCTGAACCGGATTCGGTTGATGTTCTTGAAGTCCGAAACCGAGGCACCTTGACGCGCCCAAATGTTCCACGTTGCCGGCGTTTCTTCGTATGCCGCAAGCAGCGTTTTGTTAGACGCATCAAGCAGCAAGTTCGAAAACGTGCCGGTCGTGTGGTAAGCCGATCGCTCAATGCCGAATCGACGCTGAACTCCGCTGTTGTGCAGCAACGCTTGTGCGATGTCCTTCGGGCTCATACGGTCGGTCTTGACGCCAGCACTGCGTAAGATTGCTTCGCCCATTCGCCATAGCGGCAATCGGGAAAACTCTTGCGATCCTTCCGCGACCTCCGGCTTAGTGCGGCGAATGCCAGCGGCTTGGAACGATCGTAGCACTAGACCGCCGGTGATGACTTCGGCCAAGCGGTCTTGTTCCGACCCGACGACTCGGGCCGATTCGGCGGACTGGCCGACGGGTTGGGTAGCCATGCGTTCGAGAATCCTTTTGCGAGCGTCATCCAGCGAAACGAAGCCATCACACAATTCATCGGCGTAGGCTCGCTCGATGCCGTGAAGTGTGCAGATGGCGGTAATCTCTTTGCGTCGTGCCTTGTCAATTTCCAAGGCTCGCTTGATTTGTTCGGTAGCGTCAATTGACCGTTCGGTCTTCTTGTCGCCGCTCATGCTCTCGACCATTTCGGCCGGCTTGTCGCCTTCCGCTGCCATTTCTTCCGCGACCTTATCGGCCGATTCGATAGGCTCTGGCATTTCCATTTCTTCAACTGCGGGCTGACTTGATCCCATCTTTCCGACGACCCAAGCTAGGATCTGTCCAGGATCGCTCATGCCTTCGGGCAAGCCCATTTCCATAAGCTTTTTCAACAACACTTCGTCCATTCTTTTGATCTCCAATTTGTCTGCGAGGGTTCGCCTCACGGTTGATCGCTCGTCAGCCCCAGTGGCTACGAGGCTCGCGTTAATCGGCGTCCATCGCGTAACAACGTCCGCCGGTCCATTGACAACGGTCCCCCGCGGGGTCGTGTAGGATTGCCCGTTGGAAAGCTCAAGCACTTCCCGCGGGATTGCGGTAATCGAAAAGTCGGTTAAATGACCGTCTCGAAGCTTTTGCTCCGCGGCTTGAGAGTCCGCATCGGCAGCGAAAAACGGCGTCCCGACAAGTTCGTCGCCAACCACCCGAAGCGATCGCAGCGAACCAAAGATATTTCGAACCGTGCTCTGATCGTGACTGTCGACGATCGGGATCTGCGTCTGACCGGATCGCATTTCGAT